AAGTCGTTGTACCCACCGGCGGACGTGTCGAAGTCAACGCTATTCAGAATGTCGAAACGGTTCGAACCGTTCGGGCAGGCATTCCGATCAATCAGCTCTCAGCGCGCTTCGCGTCACTGGCTGCGGTTCGCGTCGATTATCGCAATCCCGCAACGGTCGCATTTCAGAATGCGCCGTTTGTTCATCAATCCTTCGGCGCTCCGGTGCCGCGTGTCCAAACAGGATCAGAATAATGGCTGTCTTTACCCAAGACGGGCGCGTCGCATTGGCGAAAGCGCTTTACGATATGACGCTCTTTCTCGCGGTCGGTGAAGGTCTGCCAGCATGGGACGACCAGCCCCGACCTTCGACGCCAGAAGAACAAGCCGCCCAAGATGCCGCATGGTCGGTACTTTCCAAACTCGAAAGCCCGGTCGGTGTCACGCGGACGCGAGACAAGTATTTCGTGGTGCCAAACCCGGACGGCGACATTGTCATGGCGGATGGCGCGAAATATTCGCAGAGCACCGATCCAACCGGCTTTGTGTTCCTCCGCTTTCAGCTTGATCTGGACGACGCCAACAACAACACGCTTCGGGAAACCGGCATCTATGTCGGAACCAAGCTGGCCGAAGGTGTCCCCGGCGGGAAAATGTTCATCCCTGTCGCCGACGTGGTCGATATTGGAAGAATGATCGAAGTTGATCGGTTTTCGCCAATCGTTCGCGACGGCTCCATCGGACAGACGTTCACTTTCATCATGACAATGTGAACTGGTGTTTATAAGTCGTTGTCCGCCTGATTGAAAATATCGCCAACAATCTTCGTGGCCTGCTCCCGAATTTTTGGGTGATAGAGGCCGTGAGAATTCTTGGAGTTGGCCGCAAAATTTTCCGCTCGCTGCTGCGCCATAAAGAAAGCGTCTGACCCCTGATTGGCGAGAACTTCTCTCGCAAGTGATGCAATCGAACTGCGAAGCGCGATCAACTCCGCGACGAGTAATTCCTGTCCGTACATTCGAAAAGCCCCCACCAGACTGATTGAATTCAACCGTCTGCTTAAAGGGTTGGGTTGGCAAGCAAAATTATCCATCTTGGAGAACTCATTTCATGAGTAGCATCATTAAACGCGCCGGTTACGGCGACAGGTTCGATCGTTCGCTCCGCCGTCACGCGATAGCATTTCAGGACACCGGCAGAGATAAGAAGGGTATCTATCTTCAATCCGCTGATTTGAACGAAATGCAGTCGATGAACATCGACCATATGCGCAGGGGCTTTGATTACATCCTGCAAGATGGTCGCGTAATGGACGGTCAAGACCCCGTCGTCGAGAGCGTAGACGACGACCATATCCGGGTGCGCTTGCCAGCCTGCCCGATCTATATGGAAGGCATTGTCCACGACGTTCCGGATGCAACCTTTGTTCTTCCAAACAAAGGCGACCTGACAATCGGCATCCGGAGCACGGAACTCCTGATAACTGACGTTGTCGACGTCGATTTGAAAGGCTCTATCCCCGGCACAGAAGCTTACATGGAAGAAGGGCCAAGCCGGGTCGAGATCACAGTGCTGTGGGGACACTCACAGGACGGCGATCCCAAGCCGCTCGTTTCCGTCTATCAGGTGCGCGACGGGGTTATTCTCACTACGTCGACGAATGTTGATTTCTCGGAAATCTACAAAGCGATTGAAGGCTATTCGCGCGAGAGCAATGGCTCATTCGTCTTTGATGGATTTCTGATTACGGCACTCGGACCGAAGGCAAACGGGAAACAGGGTTTTTCGGTTTCCGAAGGAACGGCCTATGTCAACGGTCGGCGGATCAGCCGCCGCCAGTCCTTGCCTTTCGAGGTCGATGAAAAGCCGGACCTGCGCAATGTTGATGCGGAGCCGCACCCGTTTACCGGGGCGACCCGCGGAACACAGACCTTCAAGGTATCGAAAGCGCCAATCGATAAGGTCCGGCGTGTCACCGTTGAAAAGGAAATCACCGAAAGCGTTCTGCACGGGCCGTTCTCCGGCGCTGTTGATCCGCTCGCTCACCCTTCGGTGACTGCGATCCTCGAAATCAAGCAGGGTGATAACGTCTACAAGTCGCCTTCAAGCTGGTTGCTTTCTCAGGGGCAAATCGACTGGTCGCCCTCCGGAGCGGAACCCGCTCCCGGTACGACCTATACCGTCAAGTATCGGTACAACGAAAATATCCAGCCCGACGAGGTCACGCGCGACACCGTCAAAGTGACCGGAGCCGCCAAGGATACCAATGTTCTGATCGACTACGCTTACAAGCTCCCGCGCATTGATGCCGTTTGCATGGATACGACCGGCACAATGGTCTACGTGACGGGCACGTCTGCCGTGTCGCGCCCGCGCCCGCCGATTATATCGGACAGCATGATCGAGCTTGCCCGTGTATCGAACGATTGGGGGCAAAAGCCATTCGTCGAAAACACCGGCGTTCGCAACGTGCCGTATGACGAAATTCAGGACATACGCACAATGCTCCTCGATGTTTACGACCTCGTCGCGCAGGAACGTCTTAAGAATGACGTGTCCGCTCGTGAAGTTGGCGCGAAACGTGGCCTTTTCGTTGATCCGCTTCGCAATGATGCGATGCGCGATCAGGGCATTGCGCAGACGGCAGCGGTATTCGGTGGCAAGATGACACTGCCGATCTATGCCCGCCTGCATGAGTTCCCGGCCTTTGTCGGTATTCGTCATCTGGAATTTTCGGAAGTTGCCGTCATTCGCCAGCCAAGGCGAAGCAAGGCAATGAAGATCAATCCATATCAGACGTTTACGCCGATGCCTGGCCGGGCAAGCGTTGAACCGTCGACAGACGTATGGACCGACAAACAAACCGTTTGGACTTCACCTGAAACGCAGGCTTTTGAAGCCGGTGAAGGTGAGTTCATCAGCGGTATCTCACTTGAACAACGGGTCGAGAAAGTCAGCGAGCGCGTAGTCAATGCTGAATTTATCCGGCAGCGGGACGTCAATTTCCGTCTGGAAGGCTTCATCGAGAATGAAAACTTGTTGGTTGTTGAGTTCGATGGTGTTGAAGTCACCCCGACGGTGTCTGGCCCTGCGGATGAAGATGGCGTCATAACAGGGCACTTCACCACTCCGGCGAATATTCCGGCGGGATCGAAGTCGATCTACTTCCAAGGTTCTGCCGGAACCGAAGCGGGTTGCACCTATGTCGGACGTGGCTCGATCACGGTCGAGGAATATCGTCTGACGTCGTCGCTTGAAACGACAACCGAAACGATGCCGCAGCCGGTGGTCAACAACACCGTTATCAACAATGTGACGAACGTCACCAACGTAACGAATGTTGCTGCGAACAATGCGACACCTGTTGCAAACCGTGAAGGTCGAGGGGGTGGAGGTGGAACCGGTCACGATCCGCTTGCACAGACGTTCACGCTGGCTCAATCGTGGTGCTTATCGGGCATCCGACTGATGTGCGCAAAGATCGGCTCTCGAAGCAATTCGATTGCGGTACAGCTGCGGACGGTCGAAATCGGAATGCCAACGCAAACGGTTCTGGCCGAAGCGTTTGTCCCCGGCACTGACTTGGTGGAAGGCGAAGTCTTTACGTCACGTTTCAATTTCCCGGTTTTCCTGCAAGGTGGTCGGGAATTTGCATTCGTCGCTCTGACAGACGATGGCGAACACTCCTTGTTCATTGCCGAGATTGGCAATATCGATATCGATACCCAGGCGGTTATTTCCGAGCAGCCGTTTACCGTTGGTGTGCTGCTGTCCTCGTCGAACGCTTCGACATGGACGGTTCACAACGAAGCGGACCTTTGGTTTGAAATGATCGGCTGTCGGTTTGATCCTGTTGAGCGGGTTATCCCTATCGGCACTTTCAAAGCGAATAAAATGTCGGACGTCATCATTCGCGCCGGTGTCGAATATCCAGACCCTTCGGTCGACGTGTCGATCAGGCTTCGTCGCGCGAGCGGTGAAACGATCACGTCGGCACCATCGCAAACGATCCGGTTCGACGAGTATATCCAGAATGAGGATATTCAAGTCGAGGCGATCTTGCGTGGCACAGAACGCGTTACGCCGTTCTTGTTCCCCGATATCCAGATTATCGAGGGCGAGATACAGACGACTGCGAACTATGCGACGCGAGCCATCGACGCCGCAGATACCAACCGCGTTCTGGTCACACTGGATGCGCGCTTGCCTGCCGGATCGTCAGCAGCGGTTCAAATCGGAATGCCGGGTGATTACCCGAACGTTGCGGTTTCGAGCGCCACCCAACTCGGCGACGGCCTAGTTGAGCAAACTTTTATCCGCTCCGCCTATCCGGCGGCTAACCTCGATGCGCGAACGCTGATAACGATTACCGGCACGCCAGCTGCGCGGCCGGAAATCTCGGCCGTTCGCATGCTACTTTCAAAGGTGTGATAGATGGCTAATACGGCAAATTACGATTGGCCTTTGCCGTCACCTAAAGGCATCCAGATTAATGAGGTCACTAAAATAGCGACC